AATGCCCAAGAATACTTCTCCATCGGCATATACTTTGATTTGGCCTTCTTCAGTAAGTGATACAGGAACTCCCTGTACAATTGTTTCTCCCTGCTTTACTGTGAAAGCTTGGTGAAGCTTATGTGATTCGGATTTGTAGATTACAGTCTTCGGAGTCTTAGAACCAAAGAGAGTCATCGGCTGGTCCATGTTTACAATGTTAGTCTTTTCCATAACCTTTATTTTTTATGTGATAACTTTTGTTTGTACAGACTCTCGAAAACTTGGTCTGTAGAATTTTCCTTATTAGAAGCAGTATCCTCTTGGTGTTTACCCTCTTCACCTTCAGAAACTGAAGAAGCACGGTTAACATCATGTGAACCACATTTTGAGCAAACCATCGGGAACTTCTCTTCCAATCTTGCCTGGTAGTCTTTGGTAAGTGATACCAAAGTATTGATACCAGTAGTTTCAGAATTGAGCATAGTTACGATAGTTTCATCTACCTTATCACCCATTAACTTTCTGTAGGTTTCTACGGCAGTTTCTCGGAGAGAAGCAATATGATTCTTTCCTACAGTTGCCATTTCCGTCAGATTTGCCACTTCTGTATTTAATTTATTGATCTGCTCAGTGAGAGAAGTCTTCTCTGTATTGAGACTATCAACAGAAGCTTGCAAAGTGTTTTTGGATGATACCAAGTTCTGGATACAGGCAATCACATTCTCCTGATCCATCTCTTTACCTTCTTCAAGGGTAAGCATATTATCCCCAAAAAGGCTTTCAAGAAATTCTCTTAATTCTTTGTTCATACCATTATTTTTATTGTTTTGGTTTTCTTGGTTATCATTAAAAGAACCCTGAGTATCGTTATTTTCCTGAAACATACTCATGTCTGATTTGTAATCGGCAAAGAAATATCTCTTCGATTTATCATCTCGGTATTCTTCATAGGATGCCCAAGTTCTTTTAGCAAAAGTTGGGTTAATAATTTTACCATCAGAACCAATTTTCTGGGCAAATGAATCAGCTCCATGTGAAACCAATGAAGTCTCAAGATAACGAACAATTTCAGTAACTATTCTACGTACCATAACTCCCTTAGAATCATAAGTACCAAGTTTCTGATAGAATTCATTATCCTCCATTTGAGGATGAGATTTATCCCACTTGAATTGTACCGTAACAGAATTACTGTGAATTGAAGGTGGTTCCATGAGGATTCCTCTAGCAATTCTCGGGTTTGCCTTACCATCGATCTTCAGAATACCATTGATACCAGCCGGTATAGTAAAGCTACCATCCTTATAAGCCTCTTGCCACATTACTTGTGATACAGCACCAATTGCATTACCTATATTGGTTTCATGATCACAATTAATTGTTTGCCCAAGCAACATCTTCATAGAAGCCTTTAGTACTCCATTCTGACTGAAGTCTGTAGGATTCCAATTCTTCGATACGATAGTTTCTGAAAGCAATCGGAACATCGGTTCGATAAACTCTTCATCCTTTGGAGTTAATTCTGATTTATCAAGGTTGGGATAATAGGTATTATAATCTATATCACCTCCCCAAAATCCAAATTGAGCAATGGAATCCGGTGTAGGAATTTTCCATTTATAATAATTCTCGGAGAAAGCCTGGGCTCCCACTGCCTCTGGTATATACCCAGCCATAATAGTATGGCCTTGACCTATCACCATAGAATCAAGATGCTCTTTGTTTTTCTTTGTAAATTTACTCATCTTGCTTTAGTATTTTGGTCTCCTCGAGAAGGAGCCGGGTTATTTTTATCTCTTGATCTACGAGCAGATTGGTTTTTGTCAGCCTGCCTTTGTTTCTTTTTAGTACCCTCTTGGGGATCAATATTACCATCCTGATCTTCTAAAGGAACTCTTGGTTCTTTTTCATCTGGTGAATCATAACCCATTGCCCAAGCATATTGATCTTGGCTAATGATACCTGCCTTATATAATAAGTCAAGGTTCTGTATCTTATATTGGAGACCCTGTTGGATTTTAACTTCATCAGAAACGGTAGAAGTTCCCCAATCAATCTTTATTCCCTTATTATTAAAACCTGCCAGGCGCAGTTCTAGAGAATAAATTCTATCCAATACGTAAGCTACAATCATTTGGATATTCTTTAACTGGCTAATCATCTTAGATAACATTATGCCAGTTGCACCTTCACCAGTAGTAGATGATACCCCAATGATAGAACCATTAACTCCTAAACCATTAGCTACTGATTGTTGGTTCATATTCCAAGGCTTCTCTATATTACCCAATTCCTTGGTAGTAGAGTTAAGCTTGAATTCATGATCATCGATGTAACCAGTAACTATACCATCCTTTAACCCCTCTCGAAGATTCTTCTTAAGGTTTACAAGTATTCGATTTAATCGGTTTTCATAAGCTGATGCAGATTCACTTGCCATCTGATCAGGTTTTGCCATCTTAGCTTCAAGAAAACCAATCATACCAGCAACTTCCATGATATGCTTGAAATTAATCTTCATATCATGTTGGGTTTTTAATGAATCAAGAGAAGTCATAAAGGGGGGAATCCCATAAGGCTCATCAGTATCATTAAACATACCGGAATAAATATAGGTTTCTGTATTTAGCTTTATGTAATCTTCTCTTCGATTATTGGTGAAAGCTACATTCTTTTGGTAAGGTTGGTAAACTCCATTATTTTCCCTTTTGAATATTATATTCTCTGGTCTTAGGAATAGGATAGTTGCTAATCCTTCTAGTTTATCATCTGGAACACATTCAATAGAAATAGCTCCACTAACTAAGAGTTGAACTATCATTTTGTTTACTAACCCATCAATCCCAGCAGAATACGTTGACCATTTTTTGGTAGCATTCTTTAGATGTTCTCTCATCTTACTTGCTTCCTCATCCGTATTATTAGGGAATGTAATTAAGTGACCGGTATTAGACAACTTAAACATATCCTGAAGAGCAATGCCCACATCTGGATTTACCTTATATAAATCTCGAATGAAAGGTATTATCTCTGTACGGAAAGAAGGACTTACCATATAAGTAAGTCCTTTTAGGGAAGAAATAAAATTAGAATCTTCTGGAACCGATACTCTACCGGGAGATACTGAAGAAACCTGGTTAGGTTTTTTATTGCCTTCAGCCTGTGGCATAGTGGGAGGATCTTTCTTCCCAAATGGCCATTTGAAACTAATCTTTTTCATTTTGGTTGTACAATTATGTTAGTCTTTCCTTTTCGTATATGATTGCATATTGCTTTTCCGAAAATAGAGTCATCAGAGTATACATCACCTTCAAGGTCAATGTCTACTGCTGAATTATTTGCCCTATGCTTACCCATTGCTACTGGTCTACCTAAACCATCATAGATAAAGGTATAAGCTTCTTGAACAAAGAATGGATCCTTTATGATAGCATTCTCTTCTCGAATATCCTGTTCAAGGTTCTCAATGATTACTGAACGATTCTTTTGAGTAGTTAACCATCCGGGAGATTTATCTACCTCAGGTCTACTCTTACCTTTTTTCTTGAGCATCTTTTGATAGTAATACAATTTTGGATAGCCTTCATCTTGAAGCTTAGCGGTTACAGCCATACCAACATCATTGGATTCTGGAGCAAGAGTTGCCCAATTATATAATTGACCGGTATCTCCGAGTAACCTGGTATACTTATCTAGAGGCATCCTACCCTTATACACTGCTTGTTCTTCTCCTTGTTTATCCATACAAGTAAAAGCAGAGTAGTCAGAAGCTCTACCAGTTGAAACGTCTGCTCCAATAAAATATTCTTTATCTGGCTGAGGTTCGAGATATTGCCTATACTGACCATTAAACCTTTTCTTAATAACTGGATAATCACTAAGGCAGTCTTCGATAGCCTTAATATCAGCTAAATCGAAGACTGTATTTCCTGATGATAAGAAGTCACCATCTATTTCTTGAGCAGTTCTCTTTGGACCAAGAGCAGAAGCCATTTGCTTATACCAGTTTTCATCTCGTTCTGGGTGCATTTGCCAATATAATCGAATAGGATTAAAGGGGTTACCTCCTGCAATAGCATCTACCCAAGTAGAATGATAAAAGTTCCCTACGCCATAAGGTGTAGAGTTTACGATAGCAGATCCACCAGTATTATGATTGATGTATCCATTGGTAGTAATATAACTATGATTATCCTCAACATGAACATCATATATGGTAGATTCTTTTTCTTCTATCAAAGTCAGTTTAGATAAATAAACAGGAGTTCTATTCAGAATATTAGTTAAAGTTCTTCTAGAAATATCTAAACCATATTTTGATTTCAAAATACTCGATAGATAAGCATGAGATTTATCTTTATACTCTTCCCTTAAAGCTAATATTAATCCATGAGTTACTGGGTTAATTTTACCAACAACGTTTGATAATGTAGCTCCAATAGAAAAATCTCTACCTCTTTTTACATTCTCAGAATTGGTTATTATCTGTAAGTTAGTTACATAGTTATGCTCTTTATTACAATCTATATGATCTACAAAATAGCCTTCTGGGATTGGGCCTATAAAAGCTTGGGCTACTAATCTAGACACTTTTTTAGTATAGGTTTTACCATCTTTGGTTAACCCAACATCATAATAGAATCTTTTATTTATATGCTGTTTTACTTCTTCGAATCCACCCTTAGAATTTTTCCTTAATACTCTACCTAAGTTAGTTACAAAAAATCTTGGAAAACCCATAATGGGTTTTATCTTCTCTAATTTAGGTGGGTTGGTAACAGGAGGATTTATTAACTTCTCTATGCCTAAATCAATTTGAATAATATCAAGATTCTCTGATAGAATCTCTGAAGCTTTTTTCCAACCATGAATAGTAAGGAATCTATGTCTTGGAGTACATTCAATTTCTACTCCTTTAGAATCTCTTAATAATATGGTTTTTAATTTGCCCTTATTTTGGGACCATAGGATTCTCTTCCACTCTCCAGTGTGTGTAAGAGTATAAAGATTAGAATCATATAAATCTTTTACGCCTTTCTTTTTAGGACCTATCTCATCCATACGGATAGTTCCTATCTCAGAACCATATTTATTTTTAGTTCTGGGTAATTTTATAGATTTTTTGTAAAAGATTTTGTAACTCCCTGATAAACAGGATAAAGTTGGGAAGGCCGCGGCCCAGATTTGAGCTGCCCATCTTACTATTGCTGCCTCATCAATAACCAGAAGAGAAAGGGATTCCGAACGACCGGCTTCTGAAGATGTAGGAATAGATTCTATGAAAGAACCATTGTCAAATTCTATCATAGAAGCAGATCCAAATTCTCCAGCTCTACCGTTTATAATCGGGGTTTGAAGATACCAGGGAAGATTCTTATACATGAACTTAATTTTCTTAAGTACCTTTTTTGCCGTTGTATCCTTAATAGAGATAATGTTTATCTTCTTATTAGGATGGTACATCGCTAACCAAAGGCAGTACATAGAAATAAGTTCTGTAATTCCTGCCTGACGGAATTTGAGAATGATATTGAATCGTTGGGCAATGAAATTGTAGAGAACAGATTTCTGAAATGGGTATAAATCGAATCTTACCTTTCCTCTTACTGGGTGTATCACATAACAAAAGAGACTAAAGAGAAATACATCATTAGGAACTTTAGCCAGTATCTCTAATTCCTCTCTTGTAAGGTTTGTATTTTCTGTTATAATCTTTTTTGCCATATCAAAATTTATATTGAACTGATAACTCTAAATCAGTACCTATTCCCGATTGAAATTTCGGGTAGTAGAAAGCATTGATTCCGAGTTTGTAATTAAATCGGTTAGTCTTGAACTCAATTCCAGTACCCATGTCTAACAGATTGTTGAAAGGTCTGTATTTGCCATAGATGTAAGGATTAAGTGAAAACCTCTTTATCTTTTTCTGGGTCAATTGACCTTCATACCAGTTATAAATGTACTTATCTAGATCGATTTGGAATGATCTAGTTGAATAAGTATTGGATTCTTTATTGAGTAGACTTAAGTTCAATTTATTCCTCTTTAAAACCAATTGAACCAGAGAATCTTGCTTACTAATTAGAGGCTGTCTTATGGAATTATCAGGAAGAGAGTCTGACTTCTTCTTATCGTAAACTAAGATTCTATCTGGTTCTTTTTCCTCTGAAAACTTTTTTTCAGGTTTAAAGGGTTTCTTGATGTAAACTGTATCTGGGATTTCATTGACCGCTTGTTCCAGAGAATTAACCTCTCGAGAAAGTTTATAATTCCTGAAGCAAAGGTAAATAGTAAATCCTATTAGTATTAACGTAGCGATATTTTTTGCTTTCTTCATAAACTAACATAATCTTAATAAACCCAGTACATAAGAAGAAAAAAAACCTCCTAAAAAAAGAAGAATAAAATACAAGAATATATATACTTCCAATCAATGGTTGTATACAACCATTGATTACATTGGTTGATGGAATCAACCAATGTAGGTAGAATGAATAATGATTATTATTGATACCTACCTATTGAGGTTAATTGTATAGAAGGTTTTTAAGAAGGAATTCCTGAAAGGGAGGAAGTTTTTCCCTTCTAGTACTTTTTGACACTTTTAAGGATCTTTAACATTTAATCAAATCATCAACTTACCTTAGTTCTCTTAGTCTTTAAGCTCCTAGCATGCTTTCTAGTAATATTTTCTCCTAATATTAGGACCTTACTTGGTTTCTTTTCAACCAACTTTGGTGAAATAGCTTCATACCAGCCATCTATTTGGGAGGCGCAAGTATCTAGTAAATTTAAATATTCCCTCTTCTTAGCTTCGAATGCTTTTAACATTTTAGGCAATAAAAATCGGCTTTTTGAAGTCGATTTTAAATTTGGGTTCAAACTCCAGTAGTAAGAAGCTAAAGCACTACTAAGTTTAGCTTCTTCAGCTAGTACTTCTGATTCTAACTTCATTAATTTATATATTAATTTCACTTTAGAACCAGGCAGGTTTTTAATAAAATCCTCAGGTAATCTTGGTAAAGTTTTCATATTATAATTATGGTATTAAAAGTTATATATATATAATCTAATAGACTACTTATCGGAGGCGTTTCTAATGCACCTTTTAAACCAAACCCCAATTTCTCCAACTGCCCCTTTGGCAATTGTATACC